TTGCCAACACCATCAGCTTCAATCGCCGTGTCGATCCACAGCGTCGTGCCTTCAATCCAATAATTGCTTGTAGCTCCTGATGAAGCTGGCATGACAAACTGCTCGCGCTTTTCAAGTGGCTCGCTCCAGGTCTCTTCGGCCGGATCATAGAACCGTAGCTGGAAGTCGCGCTTGAAGCCAGCTGGAAGATCGAAGGATTGATCATCGAGGGCGAGAAGGCTGCCACTCGTGCCATCAGCAGTGCCGCCAGTGCCGAAATAATAACGGCTGACGGACTTGGGGAAATTGTAGTCTCGCAGCAAACGCGCAATCGCGCCTCTGATCAGGTCAGGGACAGTCTCAGCGTCGTAGCTGCTACTAACGCCAAGTGCTCGCCGCACGCGAGGAACGAGGGCTTCAACGGACATGTTCTTGCTCCTTTATGAAATTGAGGGTGGGCCTGTCAGGAACCCACCCCCAACTCTCCTCACACAGGAGCTTTAAGCGTCAACAACACCATCAGTGATGTTCTTGAGCCAGAAGTGCGTCTTGGGATGCCAAATCTCAAGGCCGCACTCGGTCAAGTATTCCTCCGCAGTGCCGTCGGTGCCCTTGTCCTGCCGATCCTTGAGCAGAACCGTATCAGTGATATACCGATACTTGAGGTTCTCCGTATCCACGATCAGCATGTCGGTGCCGAGTTCGGCGCCCGTCTGGCTGAAGAGCGGATGCTCGGTCAGGATCAGCGTTCCACCAGGGGTGTGGAACTTTTTGACGATGAGGGTGAACTCACGCTCCGTCGGACCCCACTGATAGTCAGTGTTTTTGCGGATCAGCCGGTTGAGCTTCATCATCGTGGCCAGGCTGCAGAAGCACACCTTCTCGTTGGAGCCGTAGGCGAAAATCTCGTCGATGTAATCTTCGAGTTGCTTCAGGCTCAGGGTGCCATTGTGGTTCACCTGGTTGGCCGCGTCGATGAAAGCCAGCAGTCCGCCGGTGTAACGCAGCGGCTGATTGCTCTCAGTCGTCTCGAACCGAGCACCAAAGATGAATGCACGCTCCATGCCGATCATGTGCTTGTTCAGAGCACGACGCCGATCGTTCTTCATCATATCCCCGGTGCGGAGCCGAGTCTTGCTGGCGGTGCGAGTCCACTCAACTGCATCGCGGAAAATCTGCGTGTAGTTGAATTTCTTCACAGGGTTCCAGCTCACTCCGGTCGGGCGACCTGCGCCTTCCCGATAGGCCGATCCGAGGTAGAGGATGACATCGTTGTCAGCGATGACGGCGGCCGCAGTGCCGGCTTGGCCACGACTGACGTTGACTTCCGTGTCGCTGGTGATGCTGGTAACGCGCATCGCTTCGCCACTCGACTTCACGCGCAGCATATCGCCGGCCTTCAGTCGCAAGCCAAATTCATCGACAGTCAGGGCAGTAGCCACGTTGGTCTCGCCGCCATTGGCAACGAGCTGTCCAACATCGACCTGCTCTTCCCACCAATTGAACTCGGGGTCGTCGGTCGATTGCTCAGGCATCGCAGCGGTCAAAGCCGCTAACGGAGCCTTGTTCCGTGGCTCAAGCAGCAGGATGCCCTCCCGCCAATTTTTCGGCCGCTCGTCAGTTGCAAAGTCAGCCGTGGACTTCATACCAGGTAGTGCCATTTGATCTTCCCTTCAGCGTCAGCTGCGCGACAGCAGCTTTAGCTAAATGTGTCCATGATCAGATCACCGCCCGTCAACTCACCTCCCTGAGTTTCAGTCCTTGGCCCGCCTGATGGAAGCGATGTCGCGGGCAGTGCTGGCGGTGTTCCGCCGTTACTGCCTTGAGCACCACCCCGCAATTGAGCGAGCCGGCCTTCAACCCTTTGACCCAGCGCATTGCGATAGTTATCGCTCCACGCGAGGCCTGGGAACTCCGTTGCCATTTGCATGGTTTCCGCCTGAATTAACGGGAGGATCAACGGGTCTTTGTGACCTGGAAATGCCTTATAGTAGTCCTCACGAGCTTCATTGATCGCTGTCGATGTCGAAGCCTGAGAGTCCTGTTCACGCGCCGCATTGATCAGCTGACCAAAGCGTTGCGACATTTCCAGTCGGACGTTGTGATGCACAATCGTCGCTAGACTGTTCATCATGTGAGTGATGCCAGCGACAGTTTGCTGATCATCACCCGACGTAAGTGCCGCTGCAACTTGTGGCGGCAGGTTGAGTTGGTAGCGGGGAAGATCGTCCGCTCCAGCAGAACCACCACCCGGCGGCTGTTGCGTTGGTGCCGCAGGTGGGCTTGCTCGAAGCCTTTGCACTTCGGCCTGGAGGCCTTGCACTTGAGCTTCAAGACTTTGGCGCAGAAGAGCCTCTGCGTCCACGGGAGCAACAGGCGCGGGTGGGGTGCCTGGGGTCGGGCTTGGCGCGGCCTGGGCCGGTTGCTGCCCCGACGGAGGCGTTGATCCGTCCGGTTGTGTTGCAGGAGGAGTGGCGGCAGCACCGTCACTCGGCGGGGGTGTAACGGGAGCGGGCGAGGAGCCTTCATCGACGCCCGCCCCCGCGCCTTCACCTGGGGGTGTTGCCGACTGGCCAGCTCCACCATCAGGAGGCGTTTGTGTTTCGTCGTCGCTCGCCATGCCAAACATCTCGTCGATGTCAGCGGGCGTGGCAGCTTCTGCTGCTTCAATGTCTGCCATATCAGGCAGGTTGGCGGTTGATCCTACAGGCTCCTTACCGGGCATGCTCTGGCTCCTTGGTTTTTGCATCGGCTTCAACCGACACTGCTAACTCTCGCACAGTCTGTATGACTAATTCAATCCCTTGTATCTTACCTTGTAACACGCCAGCGCGCCAGCGCCCATTGTCATCGCCCATATTCTGATAACTCAGGGCGGCATAAAGACCTTGCCTCGAGCCAAAGATCAGACCCAGCAATACGCCAAGTCCTTTGCTCCCGAGCAATTCCATTATAGCACGCTCTTCATCGCTGTTTCGTGGTGTTGTGAGGACTGGCAGTTTGTCAATCCAGGCATCCATTTCTCTTGAGTTCATCGAAGGCTCCGTTCTTATTGAATTGGCCCTTGAGGCATTGCTGGCCCAAGTGGCACTGCACCGGGTGCTGCACCGGGATTAGCGGCTGCACCAGCCATGAAGGGCAATTGCCCCTGTGGCATCATCTGTCGCTTGAAGCTGTCGATGTTCGTTGCACCGCCCAGCTCGGCGACATATTGAAAGATTTTGCTGAGGCTGTATTCCTGCCTCAATTCGGGGTCTTTCGCGATCCCGAACATGATTTCCTTCCAAGTCTCAAGCATCGCCATCTTGTCGAACGGCAGCGTGCCGTCGCTGACTTGATAGTTATAGCTGCCGACAAGCATTTCGGGCGTCAGTTGCTGGGACGATGGCATCCCATCATCGCCTGTCATTTCGACCCACATTTTATCAGGCATGAATTGCTGAATGTTGCTTATCATCTGATTGGCAAGCGGCAGGAACGCTTGAGCACTGATGCGGATTGCCATAGATGACAGCCGTTGCGCACCAGCTTGCATGCTTTGTCTTGCCTCAGTTGCCGACCTGCGTCCACCAGCAGTCTGAATGCCTCGCAGGTTGTCATTGACGCCAGTGATGGTGTCAGCAAGGATGCGGATCGTCTGAATATCCGTCAGGTGCCGGGCGGTGACATCATTCACTTGCAGCTGATCAATGGCTTCCCGCACAGGAAGGCCCTGAGCCGTCTGCTTCAGCCGGATGACGCGGCCAATCGGGCTTGCTCTGACATCATTGATGTCCACTCGTGCAGGATCAGCAATGAACTGATTATTGATCGCTGCTCGGACATTTTCCATCCTGCTTGAGACCAGCCATGAAAGCACATCCTGGAACGGGCCGATCATGTCGTGCATGCTGATGGACATAAAGTCATGCCCGAAGCTGGTCGGTTCAGTTGCCGTCATCGGGTGCTGGTTATGCACCATCCCAAGCGGCTCAGCTTGGATGATCTGGCCCCGGAACCAGCTGAATTTCCACAGTTGGCTGTTAGTATCATCGCCCAGGCCCCAATCTTTCGGCACCAGCCGGACTGTGCCTTCACGGACGCAGCAAAACTTAGTGACATTCTGTGGCGTGACGAGGCTCTCGGCGCGGATGCCAATTTTCACCCTGCGACGGTTCTCGACGACGCTTGAGTCCTCATTCGTGCGGTAATTCCTGTCTTTCTCCGAGCCTTCGCGCACCCATTTCAGCTGATTGCGCTTTTCCAGGTCGCGAAGCGTGGTATAGCTCACCTGCGTCTCGCTGAACATGAAGTCGCCGCGAATGTTGCACTGATGGATCGGCACACGCGGGTCAGGCACTAACGAATACGGGTCAATCGCAGCAATTACGTTGCCAGCAAACACCGTTTCATTCACAAGCTGACGCTGACCGCCTAGCCACTGGATCGTTTGCCCTTGACGAGTCTCCCATCCGTTCTTAACGCAGCCAAAACCGTAGATCAGGGGGTCCCAGATAAGCTGCCAAAGCGTTTCTTGGCCTCTTGAGGCGTCGAGATTGTGCTGAAGCGCGATTTCCATGCGTCGAGCACGTTCTGTTTCTGTTCCGCGAGTCGCCAGCAGTGGGAAAACAGGCTTCCGGCCCATGAGAACGCTATGGATATACGTTGCTGCGGCGTGTAAAGTCGCATATGAGTATGGCACGATGACGCTCACTGGCTCTGGCGGGATCGCATCAGCTGCCTGTAGCGATTGCATCAACCGCTCGTAATCTTCCATGCTTGTAAAGGCCTGAATGCGCTGCTCCGCGAAGTTCCAGCGGTTGTAATGATCCCTCATCTTCCCCTTGCCGAACGTCCACATGGCATTGAGCTTTTCAAGCACCTTCATGTGCAGCTCACTGTCGGGCTTGAGCTTATCAATTGCTCGTTCATTCTCCGGTTCGGCGTCAGACATGAACCCGCGCATGCTGCTCATGCCAGCATCAGGCGGCGGGCTGTTCGTTCCAGGGACTTGTGAAGGCGCAGTTGCTCCATCGGACGACGGCGGCATCGGGGGAGCCATCATCCCACCGAACAATCCAGCACCTGCATCAGTCGCGCCGCTGAAGTCCGGCATCGGGCCTAGGCCAGATAGGCCGAAGATGTCTTGAGGGTTCGTTGCCATTCTAGGCTCCTATTACGAAATCGGGTAGCGGGTTCTCATCTTATCGGCCACAGGCCCGCCCTTGGTTATGTAACGATTAACAGTGGAATAGATAGGAGGCAAGACCTGTTCAACGGGCGCGTATTCGCCCTTGTTACGCTCCTCTTCCGGAATAACCAGTGCGCCAGTTTCACCGAGCAAGGCCAACGCTGAAGCACCCGCGTCAGCATAGTCCTTCTTTCCATTCGGCCAGTCGGCGATGTTGCTTTCCAGGCCCGAGAGTGGGCGTAAATGTCTCAGGAAGCCAGTGAGGTAGCGTGGACTGAGGAGGCCCACGATGCGATCATCCTTTGTGACCTTGCTGCCGCGCACAACTGGCGCAGCAACAAACCAATAGCGTCGGCGAGCCATTTCTTCGCGCAGCAGGAAGGCAAGAACCTTTTGGTATGCCTGAGCTTCAAAGCCAGCTAGCGTGCATTGCCATTTCTGATGAAGCATGAAATAAGCGTCGAGCATTTCGGACGGAGTTTTACCAAGGCCGCCCCACTCATCGAGCATCCATAACGCGCCATCTTTCTCGCGTCGGCCCGCCACGACGATTGCAGTATGATCTCGATCTGGCTGATCGCTAATGGCAGGGTCGCAGAAGATACTGACACTAAGCAGGGCCGAACGGAGAACTGGCTCATAGATAAACCTCGATGGGAACAGTGTGTCGTCAGCAATGCGGATAGCCGAGTCCAATTCCCTTGTGAACTCGGCCAGCTTTCCGATCCTCCGGTGACGCTCGCGCTCTTTGGAATACAGCGCGTAAGACATCTTATACGCCCAGAGCATGCGTGTATCGTCTGGATCAGCATAGCGTAGCTTTGCGCCGAACCTGACTGTGTTGAATTTCGGATCGCGGCTGAGCGTCATCATGAGACATTCGGCGCCAAGCAGCGTTCCGAGATTAATAATCTGCAAGTCGGCCTGTGCCCAATCTTCGCCCGCAGCGCCTTCCATGACTTGACCAGCTTTTTCGACGCTTGCATAGAACCAGCGCTCGGTTTTCTTCCGCTCGGTCACGCTCTCGACTGTGCCGTCATCTTCAACATCGTCGAGGATGATCTTATTCGGCCTGCGCGCACGATAGACCAGTCCGCGAACCTGTCCGCCTTTTCCCCTTGCGACCAGGATCGCGCCATTGGTCAGCTGCATCTGATCCGCCTGCCATTTTTCCACATCTGCTCGCGTCGGCACAAGGTTGCCATACGCAGCCCGTAAAAGTTCATTAGTTTCCAGCTCAATTTTGATATTCTGCAATTGAGTTTCAGCATGATCAGCGCTCTTGCTAATATATACGCAGAAGAGTTTCCCATCAGTGCAGCAATCGTAGAGATTTAAGCCATTTGTCAGTGTGGTCTTGCTGAACCCTCGAGGAACGATGACGTTGTTATGATCGCTCGAGACCATAACGATCTTGCCAGCGGCATTTCGCCTGAATACTGGCAGTTCCGTCGAGGTTGGGTCCATCGGGTCGGCTGCATACTTGAACTCGGTGAGCAGAAATTCATGAGCATCCTCGTAAATTGGGTCATTTAGCCACTCGACCTTTTTGGTCTGCAGGGCGACAATGCCGAGGTGGAACGGGGGCAGGGCGGAAGGGAACCAATGAGGCAAAAAGAAGCGCAGCCAGAACGCTGGATCGAAGGCCCCACGCTCCATTGCGCTTTGCAGAATTGCTTTGCTTTTTACGTCCAGGCTCATTGTGCTTGCCAACCTAAATCTTGCTTAATTTCGCCAATCAGTTGATAGACCCTCGGTGGTCGAACCCCTAAGCGTTCAGCAATAGCTTTCGGTTCAACGTCATCAGACAACAATTCGGCCACTCTTTCCTTAGTTGCTCTTACTTCATTCCGTCTCACGGCACCAGCATCACAGGCGTCGGATCGCCCGGTTGCCAGATCATGGCCTCATCCCACTTTTTCAGGCCCAATAGCGGCGGGTGCTGATACCCGCGAAGGCAATGCGTGATCAGCAGTGGCGAAGCCATATCCAAACCATGAGCATTTGTGACAATTGGCAGGTATTCGTCAATCAGCTTTATATCCCTGCCATCTTTCCAATTGAGCTTGACCTCGACGACGATTGCCATGCTTGCCTCGGGGATCAAAATGACCGCATCAGGGCTACGCATTTTCGGCATCGTCAGGCATTTATACCAAGGCTCGATCAGTAGTCGAAGGTCGGCTTCGGCTCGCAGCGCGTTTTGCAGCAAACGATAAATCCGCCTGTGATATTCTTGGCCGCGCTTCTTGCTGCCAGCCTTGGCCGTAACACGAACCGAGGCGCCCATACGCATAGACGCCTCGTGTCGCCATCGTTCGAGAGGCTTCATTAGAAAGCCAGCAGCAGAGTGAGGAAGAGCAATCCGGCTGGTGTGCCTTTGCCCTGATCGACGCCGATAATGGCTGCAAGGAAGCAGACCACTGCGAGCAGTGCGAACAACAGATCAAGAGTCATCAGACTTCTCCTTATCAGGCGCCGGTAATTTCAGCGCCTCTCTCACATCGTCTTGCGGGACGAGGTATTCAGCGTTCCTGCGCTTGGCCGCAGCGTTGAGTTCAGCCAGCTTGGCATGATCGAAAACATGCTGTTCTTCGAGAACCTTGTGAGTGCTCGATGGGCCATGCCCGCTCCTGTCGAAGCCGAGTTTGGCGGCAGCTGTGAGTTCGTTATTGTCCAGCTCGTCCGCGTCGATCCGCGCATCCAGCCGTTCAAGAGCCTTCAGCCCAACAGTCTTGAGCTTTTCCGTTACCAGCTGATTGGCCGCACCATTCTTCAGCCGATACATTTCGACTAGCTCTACCATAGCGGGCGCGTTCAGCAGAACGGAGAGATAACTTTCCGTATAGCCTGTGATGCTTGAGACCAACCTGTTGCTCAAACCGTCGGCGATCAGACGAGCAACGTGGTGATGCTTTTCCTTGATCTTCTTCAGGTCGCTCGGGTCATCTTGATCAGGGATAACATCGGAAGTCGTCATGATTAGCTGGCGCAAATCTTCTTCCTCAAGCGCGCCTTCAATCGTGCAGGTCGTCATAGTGGGCCTGAATTGCAGCCCTTCCGGGACAACGATCTGAGACATATCCATTAGGTCTTGACCTTACCGAAAGCGTCCTCGTGAAAGCTCTGACCATCACTGAGCACGACTTGATTACGCACAACATATTCAGTCCCAAGCGTTCCCCCACTGATCCGAACCTCGGTGCCTCTGCCATCCTCGTCAACGACGGAGGCCAGTATGCTGACATCGCCGCTAATCACAGCCCAGGTGCTACCACCCGGCGAGCTAAGGATCGTTGGCGGCGGGTCGCCCAGCTTGGATAGAAATGGCCCCCAGGCCATCCCGAAGTCGATCGCATCAGCTGGGCCTTTGTTGGGCCAATAGATCATTGCGCGTTCCTCATAGTGTCTTATGCACCGGCTGTATGCGTTCGCGCAATAGCCCACGCATGTCAATGTATGGCTTCCGTCCCGAGCCTGCTTCGAGCGCTCCGAACATTTGAAAGGCTGTGTCGATTTCGCTACTGTAGCCATGCCCGACCGTGATCAGCGCGTTGCGGGCAAAAGCTGTATTGATTTCGTTGGCGCGAACGGCTGGCGAGCCAAAGCCAAGCCGCGAGGCAGTGTCGGTTTCGTTCGACCGAGCTACTGGTAGTGTGACAAGTCTATTAAGCTGGAAGGCATTATCAACTTCATCAGAGCGGCTGACGCTACGAATGAAAATCGCAGTGCGAGTGAAAGCAGTATCTGTCTCATTTGCTCTGGTGACAGGAACGCCATAGACTAGACTGAAAGCACTGTCCGTCTCATTAGCCTGTCCAACAAAGCCAGTGTCCAGTCGATTGAGCGCAAAGGCTGTATCGACTTCACGCGGCCAGGTGGTAATAACGAAGTTATCGAACTCAGCGAATTGACCGATGCTGACTGCACCAAGATCATTCAACGAGCAGTCGATTTTAACACTTGTGTTAGTAAGGCTGTGGGTTAGATCAAATGCTGTGTTAGTGAACGGCTGGCCCGCAGCTGTTTCTGCACCGTTGCTGAACCGGACAACCGCGTTCGCGGTGCCAGCAAAGCCTTGTCCTTGAAGCCTAACAACATTGCCAATGCCAAAGGCTGCACCAGTGCTTGGGAATGTCGCAGTTGCCATAACGCTGATGGTATTATCAGCGACGATCCGCAGCCTGCCCGCGACGACTGAAATAGTCGCATCGAAATCAGCCCATTCGCTAAGGTAATTGCTGGAGAAATCTCCGTTAGCAACTGGTGCTCGCCCAATCGGCAGAATGAAAACCTTACCAAGGGCAAATGCAGTGTCAGCCTCGATGCTAACACCTACACCACCGAGCCGTGGGCGCTCAAAAGCTGTATCCGTTTCGTCTGCGCGTTTGACTGGTAGAATGATGCCACGATTGAAAGCTGTATCTGTCTCAATCGGCCGGTTCGGAGACATGGCGATCCCGCCAGCCTTAAACGCGGTGTCGGTTTCATTGGCCTGACCGACTGGTAGTTGTATAATGCCCTGAGAAAGGGCAAATGCGGTATCAGTTTCGTTGGCGCGATTGACACCCAGGCCAACACCACGCGTCGAAGCTGTGTCTCGCTCGTAAGCACCCACTGCTGGTTTGAGCGCGATGGAGTGCCCGCTTGCAGTATCGTTTGCGGTCGCGCCGGAATTAGTTGCTGTGCCGGGAGTGAAGTCTCCTGAGCCATCAACGTGAATGCTGTAACCAAAGCCGAGCCGCGCCCCATGACCGCTGCTATCCTGATCATCAACTTGACTGAAGCCAGTCAGATTGGCTGGCGGCGTAGTCCAGGTCTGCGCGTTGTCCATTGTCGCAGCATAAAATGCAAGCAACAGCGAGGAGTTTGGAGTGTTACTGTCATTAAACGGCTGCATCGAGACGTTGCTGGTCGATGCATTTGTGCTGCCAGAGTTGCTTTGCAGGTAATCAACAGGATTGACGCCGTAGAATACAGCTATCTGCGCGACGAAACGGCTGGAAGCGCCGAGGTTGATCAGACTCAGCGTTGTGTCAACTGTTGCACCCTGCTGTTTTGCAGAGATTTGGTGATTGAGGTCATTTACGCCATTGACATAAACTTCCTGAAGTTCGTCATAAGCTCCACTATTGTTGCCTGAAATAGTAATGTCTTGGTCAGTGTTGAGCTGAACGCCTACATGAGCGACGACATAATCGCCCGGTCGAATATCGAGGGTAGTAAGGCCAACCGAACCTGTGCCCGAGCCGTTAGCAGTGCCAGCTGCTTCTATAAAACCAACTCGAACTGGAGCAGTTTTACCAATACTTAACACTTGTGTTGGAGCACTTGGGGCAAATGCTGTGCTTGTCTCATTCGATTGTCCATGCCCGGCAGCCATCCCGCGTGCTGATGCTGTGTCAGTCTCGGTTGCTCGGCCAACGGTAGCCGGTGGAACGAGCGTCATGACCATGCGAGCGCGGCCTATACCACCAGCACCAGAGTTACCACCACTGTTGCCGCCGCCTCCGCCGCCACCGCCGGGAACGAAGCCAGCAATACCAGCACCAGCTGATGGGCCGCCATAACCACCACGAGCAAGACCGGAAGCAGTTGCAATACCACCTGGCCCGGCGGTCGAGCCGCTACCAGCTGAGCCGTTGTTGCCAGTATCGTTTGCACCAGCAGACGAGCCACCACCGGAACCTGCGCGTGATCCGCCGCCACCCTGACCGTTGGCACCTGCGCCACCAGCGAATTTAACATCACCGACGCTCGTGCTAGTAACACCGCCCGCGCCACCTCCAGAGCCAGCAGCCGCACCACCCGAGCCACCTTTAGCAAGGCAACCATCAGTTGTGCTCGATGGAGCGCTGTTGGTATTCAACCTCAACCAACAATCGCCACCAGCCGCTCCAGCGGCACCACCTGTGGGCACGCTGCGGTAGATGGTATCAGCATCACCGCAAGTTAAATCATTTGTCTGAGCATAAGCCCCACCGCCACCACCACCTTCAGCGCCAGTTGTAACAGAACCGCCACCGCCTGCACCAACGCAGATCAGTGTAACAGCTGTAACACCTGCGGGCACATTAAAGCTAGAAGTGCCTGTGGATGTTATGAACTCATCGCGGACATCATCCGGCGAGATTAAAATTGTGAAGGCCTCACAAGCTGTTGCACCATTAACGCATGTTAATTCTTGCTGTGGTAAGATGGTCTCGGCAGATGCTTCAGCAACATTGACGGCAATATCAATTGTCACAGGTGTTGACGGATCAATCGCCTCCGTCCAAGTAAGGTTCGTTCCACCGCTTGCTGCAGCCGCTGCTGCTGCGCCAGCGCCACCCGAAATGCAGAGAGCCAGCTGTCCCGCGGCCATAAAGCCCGGCGAGGCAAGAGCAATTTGATCCGTCAGGATGCTATTTTCGGTCTGGTAAGCGCCGAACGGATTGTCTATATTAGCACCGCTGATAGCCATGACAAAAGCTGTGCAGGTGCCTGATGGGTCAATGTTGACTACAGAGCCTTCGGTGCCATCACGCTCGCGGTATTTAATACGTGCCGTTATCTGAGTCGAAGTTCCGTTCGCGGCGGGAATGCTGACATCTTGACCAGTTGTCCAGCCTGTTGGCGTCGGGCATGTGCCAGTGGTGTTGTTCCATGTGACAAGGAGAAGTAGCTCGCCATTATTCCCGCTGGGAATTTCAACGTCGATAGCCGCGCCTGAAGTAGTATTGGCAGCACCTACTGCTACATATTCAGCGGCCATTAGGCGACCCTCCGTCCGAAGGTCAGCGCTTCGCTGTCGTTGAAAGCTGCGATTGGCCGATAGTCTTTGAATTTGCTGTGCTCAAGAACGGTCGGCGCCCGGCAGTCGCAAAACCGGCGGGGAGTCCACAGTAGGGCATGGGGCTGATGCGTCACGAGATCATCGACGATTAGCAGCCAAAGAATGGCTGGCTTGATACCGCCGTTGATCAGCAGGGCGCGAGTGAATAGAACCCAGTCCTCGCAATCACCCGCCTTGAGCCGGAGCGTTTCCATTGGAAGAAGCCATTTGTCAGCGCCAGTGGGCTCAGGACAATACTTGATCAGCTGACGCGCAAGCGCATGGGCCTCTTCCGACGACCGCGCCAACAGGTTCTGCGACAGACGAGCGTCTTTAGCTGCGAGCCACTTCGCAGTTAGGCCGAGGCCTTTAGGCGCTGGGGTCGAAGTCCAGCCGTTGGGCAAGTCCAGGGGCACTAGCCGGGACTATCACTTAAGCTGCCCGGAAGAAAACGCCCGAGGTCATCTGAATGTCAGCGCCCGACGGAGTGACTGCGAAATCGAACATCGTGCAGGGGATGATGTTCGAGTCGGTGCCGGCACCAGTATCGCTATCGTAGGCGACGGCGATCTTGCTGATGGCATTGCCCGAAGCGGCCGTCCAGGTGACAGTCGGCAAGCTGATCTCGTAGTAGTCAGAGCCGTCGGTCGGGGCTGGCAGCGCGGCGAGTTCTGTATCAGTCAGGGTCTTGCGGCCCATCGTGGTTTGCTCGTTGGTCGTGCCGGCGACCAGGGCAGCGACGGTGTCAACGTCGATGAGGGTAGCGTCCGACTCCAGGCCCGATGTTTCCAACGGGATCAGGATCAGGGCGGATGCCGACGGGTCGTTGCTCTCGACGCGATTGTAAAATTCAATCACTCGACCCTTGGCAATGTTGAAAACGATGTTAGCCATAGCTGAAGTCCCTTCGTTATCTGTAGTCGATGTTCAAGCACTGGATGTCTGCCGCCACGAGGGCACCTGTATCCGCATCGGCGGCAGCTGTCGTGAGCGCGAAGCCGATGCCCAGGGCATAGCTATCGTGCAGCTCGAAATCGAAATTGGAAGTTGCGGCGAGGCGGATCGTCTTACGAGGCACGTCGGTGCCAACCGTCGGCGCAGTCGCCTTGTTGTATAGCTTGAGGAAAACGGCTGAGGCTTTATTATTAAAGCCCTGAATGCGGTGGACGGCGCCTGGTGATCCTTTGACCAGCGTGGCGTTGGTGGACGCCGCAGCGCTTAGGAGCCGATGGGTCGCAGTTGCTGAAGGTATGCCCCTCATTTCAAGCCTCCTGTCGCGGGCCACGCAGGTTGATCTGCGCTATGTTCGGTGTAGCATACTCGGGTGCTGCCTACAATAGAAAACCAAGGCAGCGTAACACATCACCCAAAAAGCTGTGGAGAAATTTATCTCACTGCCTCTCTACCACGGGCGCGCACACGGGGGGAGTAGGGTGGGTCTTGAGCGTTCGTTTCGCGCAAGTAACGATCTGCCACTGTCGATCGAGTCCCGCAATTCCACCGAGTCCCCTTTCGTTCGCAACCGTTCCCCTTGACTCGATATTCGCGGAACAAACGGGGACTGGTTCGGGAACAAGGCCTTTCGGGACTCAAGGTAGCGGACAAGGCGACGAGTCACTGTAGCGCGCCCCTAGACGGCCTAGCGTCGATTTCACCCTTTGTTCCATATTTATTTCGAGTCGTTCCCGGTTTGGGCCTTGACCCTTTGTGCTACATGTGGGACACCATTAGCCGAGTCGGAACGGCGGACGGCCCCGACTCGCCTTTGAACCGTCCATTGAAGGAGTCACATTATGGTTAAGGTAACTATTGAATTGCCGGACTCGATCCGCGTTCCTTTGTCGGACACCGGCAAATTCACAACGGTTCCGGTTGCGGACATTGCGAAGCATCCTCACCAAATTCGCTTTGCGGCGATAGCGGGATTTGAAGGCGCACTCGCCAACATTTCGCGCGGCAAGGATGACAAAGGCAAGCCCAACTCGGACGCCACTTTCGCGGCGACTCGTGAAAAGCGCATGAAGCCGTGGATTGAAGGCGCGGACTCTTGGGGTTCGACGGAACGCGGTGAGTCTGCTTACACTGCCATGCGGGAAGTGTGGGTGGATGATTACCGGACTCGCGCCAAGGCGACGCTAAAGGAAGCCGATGCTTTCATTCGCGCCAAGGTCGAGTCCCGGCTTGGCAAGGATACGAAGGCGACCTTTGGCGCTTTCCTAGACGCAACGGCGCTCGACATCGTTGACGCCAAGCAAGCCAAGACGGCGGACGAAGCGCGGACAATGCTTGAAGCGCATCTGTCCGGACTCGTCGAAGCGCGGGACAAGGCGCGGGCGGAAGTCGAAGCCAAACTCGACGTTCCGGCCTTCGACCTTTCGGCCTTCAAGAAGTAAGATCAACTCGACCCGGTAGGTTTCGGCCTACCGGGTTTTTTCTTGTCTATCGAACCTCCCCCGCCGCGAGCATGAAGGGCACCAGCGTTGCGGGAAATCTTTTGGCCGCCCGTGATTGTCGGCTAGCTCCACTTGATCCACTAGCTCCACTAAACGGGATTGAAACGTCCCTATTTGTAACACATGATGACGAGCATGGCAGATCGCCCGATGTAACACATGTCGGCGGCGGACATGTAACACATACCATCGACCGCCCACCTCGACCGACCGACCATCCACCAGCACCGGGCTTCTTAACCTCTTAAATTTTTTTTTTTTTCTTATTACAGGGTAGTGATCCACCAGCACTCATGCAGTCTGTCACCCCTCGTCGGCATGTGTTACCAAACCACACACGATTACCCCCATCTAGCGGAGCTAGTGGATTAAGCGGATTAAGCGTCAAATATCGGCCTCACTAAACACCCTTGCGAGGTTCCTCATTTTCCCGCATAATACATGTCTTGGCGAAGTCATCCCTCGCCAACCTAGAAGGGTCCCACGATCGGTCACAAGCTAGGGGCTCAACTTTCATGCGCGCCGTCGATAGCAAGATGGCTCACCATTTCAATCTTACTTCCAGCGATCTCGAAGATTATCCCTGGAACGACTACTTCGAGCCCGATCTTGACATCGACGACGCTGCCTCCGAAGCCGTCGCCATGTGGGCCTACGATCACGGCTTCGATGGCTCTCCCGACACTTATGCCGAGGAGCGTTAGTCATGCCCTTCTACCTCATCCTTGCATATGCCCGCTATCTCAAGATGATCGGGCTTGACCTTGACGAGCGCCGCGATGGCATATCCCAGCCTCCGTATTCCGGTTGGCAGTCTCGCGACATTGCCATCGACTACTACGAAAGGAACCTGTGATGTCACACTTCCGTCACCCTCGTTTGCTTGATCCGCCTCATTTCAATCCGGGATCAGCCAGCCGCGTGGCCATCAACCACGCCCGCGATTACTATATCCACCAGCTCCGGCATCGGCTTCCCGTATCAGCGCGGGCCAATCCCTATGCCCCAGGCCATAGTTTGCACGATGTCTGGGTCGCGGCGCTTTTGACCGAGGCCGGCGATACTCTCGACATCGCAGCATCCTTCGGCGGAGACTACACTTGCCACGGCTGATTAGCCACCCTTGCCAGCAACGCCCGGCTGTGTTAGTAACATGGCTGGGCGAAGCTATGCCCACAATGAAAGGAGACACGGTATGTCACAAGATAGCGAGGACGATGGTCTATCATCGCACCTCAGCCGTTTCGTTATCTGGCGCGATGCCCTCACTGTTCGCACCCGGACACGAGTCTACAAGATGTCCGTCCGTTGCGAGCACATCGGGTTCGTCGCCATCGCAGCAGTTGATGCCTTCCATTGGCACTCGTATCTGTTCGCGGTATCCATCTGGCTCCTGCTTACGGGAGTCATCATCGAAATCTTTGGAGGAGTCGAATAATGTCACACCATGAGTTAGCCGCCGTCATGATCTTCAGCATGGCGTTCCTTTTCTGCATCGTCCTCTGTGCGGACACGCTTCCCACAGGACGCCGTATCATCCCACTCGGCCGCCGCGCTTTTGAGCGTCTCAGCGACGGCTTGGAAAAAATCTTCGGAAAGGGCTTCTAGTGGCTTTCATCGCCATCCTGCCCCTTCTGTGGGCAATCTACGACTGCACAAGAAAGGACATTTAACATGCTGGAATATGCAATCTATCTTCAGAACGGGATGGGCTTGGCCGACACAGGCCTTGCCGTCAACCGTATCGCCCTCGGCACGTTCTTCACCATCAGCGGCTGGCACAAGCTGTTCAAGGGGGT